TTGACTACTTTTGTGGCCAATAAGACTTCTTTTGCTGCCGAAGATGACCACAATGATGACTTGGTGATGACTTTGGTCATTTTTGCTTGGGTGGCCACACAAAAGTATTTCAAAGACATTGTTAACCATGATATTCGTAAACAGATTCAGTTAGAAAATATGAATCAGCTTGATGAAGAAGTTTTACCAGCACCTATTATTGATGATGGGTTAGACCATCCGTTTGAATTGGTGGGTGGTGATTTATGGGAAGTTTCAAACGGGGGCGAAGTCTACGCAGGGTTTATACGAGATTCTTTAAAAAATCTCTAAATACGACCTATCATAAATATTGCTATGGTATTATAACTGCCAAAATAACATCATATTCAAGGAGATAAAAAAATGGCATTTCAAATCTCTCCAGGCGTAAACGTTTCTGAAGTTGACTTAACAACAGTCATACCTTCAGTTTTGACTACAGCCGGTGCTTTTGCTGGAGCATTTTCATGGGGTCCAGCACGACAAGTAATTTTAGTTGATAATGAACTTACATTAAAAAAGACATTTGGTAGTCCAGATTCTAACTCAGCGGTTAGCTTTTTTACATCAGCTTCTTTTTTAGCATACGGAAACAATTTAAGTGTTGTTCGTGCTGTTAATGCTAATTCAAACAATGCAGCTGCAAACACTGCTTTCCAAGTTCCTAATCCAAATGAATTTGAATATTTGTATCTAAACAAAGATAACAATAACTTTTTTGGTGCATTTATGGCCAAATATCCTGGTTTAATTGGTAACTCTTTATCTGTTGAAGTTTGTGCAAATACTTCTTTATATTCTAGTTGGGCTTATAAATCATATTTTACGAGCGCACCAGGTACATCGGATTATGCGGCTGCCGTAGGCGGTTCTAACGATGAAATGCACGTTGTTGTTGTTGATGCTGGTGGCGAATTTACTGGCCAACAAGGTACAGTATTAGAAGTTTACCCATTTTTATCTAAAGCTTCTGATGCAAGTGTTAATGGTAATTCTAATTACTATAAACAAGTTATTTTTAATCAATCGCAATACATTTATGCAACCGATCCTGTAAATTATTCAACCACTAGTGCAACATGGGATAAACCTGCAGCTAACAACAGTTTTGCAGTATTAACATCCAATGCATCTATTCCATTAACTGGTGGTTTAGAGTTTGTACCAACAGACGGTGATATTGAAACTGCTTATGATTTATTTGCAAACAAAGAAGAAATTGACATTTCTTTAGTATTGACTGGTGATGCTAACACAACGGTTCAACAATACGTTATTGATAGTATTGTGAATTCTCGAAAAGATTGTGTGGCCTTTATTTCACCTCCAATTACTGCTGTTGATAATATTAACGTAACTCCAACCACAGGTATCGATACATGGTTAACTAATCTTGCTCGAGCAAGTTCGTATGTTGTTGCTGATTCTGGTTGGAAATACATGTATGACAAATACAACAATGTTTACCGTTATATTCCATTAAATGGTGATGTTGCTGGTCTTTGTGTCAATACTGATACGGTTCGTGATCCATGGTATTCTCCAGCAGGTTTCAATCGTGGTTCTATTAAGAATGCTATCAAATTGGCATGGAATCCAAACAAAACTCAACGTGACACATTGTATGCCAGTGGTGTCAATCCTGTTTGTTCTTTCCCTGGTCAAGGTATTGTTCTGTTTGGTGATAAAACTTTACAAAACAAACCATCGGCATTTGATCGTATCAATGTTCGTAGATTGTTTATTGTGCTTGAAAAAACAATTGCTCAGGCAGCACAATTCTCGTTGTTTGAATTCAATGACGAATTTACCCGTGCTCAATTTGTAGCGTTGGTGACACCGTTCTTACGGGACATTCAAGGTCGCCGTGGTATCTATGACTTCCGTGTTGTTTGTGATACAACAAATAATACACCACAAGTCATTGATTCCAACCAGTTTGTCGGAGATATTTACATCAAACCTGCTCGTTCTATCAACTTTATCCAACTGAACTTTGTTGCTGTTGGTACTGGTGTGGACTTCACAACAATCGTTGGTGCAGTTTAATAAATAACAACGATATAGGAGAAAAAAATGCCTTTTAATGTAGCAGAATTTAGAGCAAATATGATTGGGGACGGTGCTCGTCCAAATCTATTTGAAGTCGCTTTAACATTTCCAACAATTGCACAAGATAGTACGGCTGCTTCTCAGAAAGCCACGTTTATGGCCAAAACGGCACAGTTGCCTGGCTCTACTGTAGGAACTGTACCTGTATTTTATTTTGGTCGTGAATTAAAGTTTGCTGGTAACCGTAGTTTTACCGACTGGTCTGTGTCTATTATTAATGATGAAGATTTTACAATTCGTAAGTCTTTAGAATCTTGGATGAACGCTATTAACAGTCATGCAAGTAATGTGAGAAATGCTGCAGCCGCTTCACCATCAGGTTATACCGTTGATGCTGCTGTAACACAATATGGTAAAACTGGTAACACTTTGAAAAAATATAAGTTTGTTGGTATGTGGCCTGTTGATATTACGCCAATTGATTTGGATTGGGGTTCTAACGACACCATTGAAGAATATCAAGTAACCTTTGCCTACCAATGGTGGGAAACTGATACAACAACTTAATTTACTTTATTTTACGGAGGGAACTACGGTTCCCTTCATTATGTTTTTTTGAATTGGAATAAAATACTATGGCAAACAAGTTCTCTCTTTTTGGATTTACAATTTCACGGGACAAGCAAGATGAAGTTTCTACCGTGGAACAATCTTTTACGCCTCCATCAAACGATGATGGCGCTCTTACCATTACCTCTGCGGCCTACTACGGCACCTATGTTGATTTAGATGGCACAGCAAAAAATGACGTAGAACTCATTTCTCGTTACCGTGAAATGGCGATGCAGCCAGAAATTGAATCCGCTATTGATGATATTATTGGTGAAGCCATTTGCCAAGATGATGATGGTAAAATTATTAAAATTGTTTTAGATGATTTAAAACAACCAGATAAAATTAAAAGTGCCATTAAAACCGAGTTTGATACCATACTACGGTTATTAAATTATAATAATATGGCACAAGATATCTTCCGTAGATACTATGTTGATGGTCGTTTAAACTATCATGTGATTATTGACCGTACCAAACCAAACGAAGGTGTTAAAGAGTTACGTTATATTGATCCTCGTAAACTCCGTAAAGTTCGTGAAATTAAAAAAGAAAAAGATCCACGGACCGGTGTTGAAATGATGAAAGTCATTAATGAATATTATATTTTTAATGACAAAGTAACCACAGGATCTTCACAGAATTTTGGACCTATCGGTGTCCGTATTACAACCGATTCTATTATTTCGGTTGTTTCTGGTTTGATGGATTCTCGCCGTGCTGTTGTGTTGTCGTATCTACACAAAGCAATTAAACCACTCAATCAGTTACGCATGATTGAAGATGCGACCGTTATCTATCGTATCTCACGAGCACCAGAGCGCCGTATATTTTATATTGACGTAGGTAATTTGCCAAAATTAAAGGCAGAACAATATCTCCGTGATATTATGGTCAAATATAAAAACAAATTAGTTTACGATGCCAACACTGGTGAGATTCGTGATGACCGTAAATTTTTATCAATGATGGAAGATTTTTGGTTGCCTCGCCGTGAAGGCGGTAAAGGCACAGAAATTTCTACATTACCTGGTGGCCAAAATTTAGGTGAGTTAGAAGATGTTAAGTATTTTGAAAAAAAATTATACAAATCACTTAACGTACCTATTTCACGTTTGGAACCAAATCAAGGTTTTTCACTTGGTCGTACCACAGAAGTTACCCGTGATGAAATTAAATTTTCAAAGTTTGTAGATCGGTTACGCAATCGTTTCTCAGACCTGTTTGACCAAGCATTAAGAATTCAATGCGTTCTCAAAGGTATTTGTACCGCTGAAGAATGGAAAGAATTTAAAGAAAACATTCATTACGATTTCATTAAAGACAACAACTTTACTGAACTCAAAGAAGCAGAGTTAATGACCAATCGTTTAAGTTTATTGGGCGCTATTGATCCATATACTGGTCGTTATTTCTCTCAAGCTTGGATTCAAAGAAATGTATTGCGATTGACAGATGATGAAATTAAATTAATGCAAACTGAAATTGATGAAGAAAAAGAAGAAGGTCTTGGTTTACCAGTAGGTGTAACAAATGATGTGGCACAAGCACAAATGATGTCCAATGTACCACAACAACCGCCGCATCCAGATGAATTGGAAGCAATGCAAGCCAAACAAAGTCAAACTGGTCAACAAGCTGAAAGTGCTGGTGTTTTTGTTAAATTGAAGCAAATATTATAAATATTTTTATTTGGAGAAACAGATGGATACAAGACAAATTATTGATTATGCTGAAGATGGTAATGCTGTGGAATTTCGCAATGCACTGTATGCTTCCATCCACGACAAAGTAACTGCACATGTTAATGCAGCCAAACAGGCTGTAGCACAAAATATGTTTGCTAGTGAAGAAGAAACCGAAGAACAACCAGAAGTTGAACAACCACAGGATAATGACGTTGAAAACTCTTAAAGAAATTGTTCGTATTGATGAAAAGGAAGACCATGGTGTGCCTATGGATCCGCCTGCCGTTTTGATTATGAAACGGAAGTCAATTCGTCAATTTCCAAATAATCAAAGAGTGGCATTATATTATGTGGAAAAAATTAATAAATATGTAACCGTTCCATATACAGGTATGCAATGGTCATCGACAGTTGCAGAAGATATAGAGATTGACGATGGCGAATAAGTATACTTACCAAGTGATGAAAGATGATACGCAACATGCGGTCATTAAATTAACTGGTTCATTTGATAATACTGGTGA